GGCGGGATGTGCGCGACGTAGTAGCCACCCACGGTCGGGACGTTCTGCTTCCGCAGACGCGTCACCGCGCTGCGGAACAGCGACATCGTCGCCAAGTCCGTGCTGATGACGTCGTACGCCGTGTTCCGGGCGTTCGGCCGGTACGACACCGGAGCGTTGGTCGCGACGACGGCGTCACCGACGACGTCCACGCGGGCGGTGCCGAGCGTCAGGGTGCCCGCGCCGGTCGCGACGCTCGCGCCGGTGACGGTGTTCGCGACGCCGCCGATCGTGACGTTCAGCGGGTTCGCGCCGGACACCGGCGTCGGGACGCCGTTCACCATCACCGTGGTGAAGCCGGAAACGTCCGCGACCACGATCGAGGTGTCCGAGCTGGCCGCGGCCGTCGCCCAGGTGCGACCGCCGCTGTACGCCCGGTACAGCTTGTTCCGGGCGATCTGGTTCAGCGACTGGCCGGCGTTCGTCGCCAGCGACTGCACGTCCGCCAGGTACTTGCTCGCGAGGGTCATCGCGCTCTGCAGCATGTTCGTGTCGACCGCGTTGCCGTACTGGTCCATCGTGACGGACCACTGCTCGACCGAGTAGGTCGCCGGCGACGGGTCGACGCCGCCAAGCGGGGTCGTGGCGGGGGTCAGCAGGCCGCGGCGGGTCTTGGTGGTGGTGTCGCCCAGGCCACCGCCCCAGGGCTCGGAGTCGCCGAGGGCGGCGAAGAGGAACTCGGGCAGCAGCGCGTCGAGGAAGGTCCGCTCGAGCAGGCCGTTCTGCATGATCGCCTGGATCGCGGCCGGCAGCGTGGACCGCACGTCGTGGCGGTTGAGCCGGAACCACGACCGGGCGGCGGTCAAGGTGGTCATGATCACTCCTGTTGGATTTCGATGGACACGAGGTCCGGGTGTTGGCGGGCGATTTCTTCGAGCCCGAGCAGCGCGGTCTGCGTGATTGCGGACACGGCGGCGCACACCCGGCCGTCTTCTTGGTGGTCCTCGTGCCCGGTGACCTCGATCGAGGTGCGCCCGTCGCCCAGCCGGGCGGACACGTGGATCATGACTTGGGCTTGACCCCGTACTTCTCCAGCTCCGCGCGGAAGTCTTCCGGCGAGGCGTCCTTGAAGTTCGTCGCCGGCGCGGGCGGCCGCGCGCCCTGGCTCGGGTCGGGCTGCAGGGTCGGCGGGGGCGGGTCCGCCGGAGGCCCGGCGGGCGGCGCCGGCGCGAACCGGTTGACCGCGGCGGTGATGGCGTCGGCGTCGGGCTTGCCGTCCGCGCCGAGGAACTTCGTGAGGTTGAGGTCTTCGACGAGCTCGGCGATGTTGGGGACGCGGCCTGCCGCCGCCGCCTCGAACTTCGCCTTCACCAGCTCCTGGCCGAACTGCTGCGCGGCCTCCGTGCGGCCGCGCTTCTCGGCTTCGGAGACGGCGCGCTCGGTGTCGGTCTGCTGCTCGGCGCGGATCCGTTCGAGTTCCTGGTCCGCCTGGCGCAGACGTTCGAGCTCGGCCGGGTCCTTGACGCCGAGGGACTTGAAGGCGTTCTCGTGCTTGCGGCTCTGGAACTTCCAGTAGGCCGCCTGCTGTTCGGACGTCATTTCGACAACCGGGGTGTTCTCGGGGAACCCGTTCGGCGTCGGCTGGCCCGTGACGGGCGGTGCCGGTGCCGGGGCGGGCGGTACGGCGGGCGGCGGCGCGGGCGTCGGAGCCGGCGGGGCCGGGACTGGCGCGGGCGGGGCGGGCTCGTCGTGCCGGGTCAGGTCGAACACCCAGCAACGGCGGGTGTCGACAGTGGACTTGCGCATGCAGGACTCCCGTGTCGGGTTGGGGTTCGACCGGCGCATGCCGCAACCGGTCTACAGGATGTAGCCGTAGTTGGTGAGCAACCGCACGGCCTCGGCGCGGCTACTCGCCGAGGTCACGATCGTTTGCGGCGTGGGCCGCGGGGTCCGGACGTACCGGTAGGCGTAGCGCTGCTCCCGGCCGCGGCGGGTGAGCCGCGTGTAGGTCTTGCCGCGGCGGAGTAGCTCCGCCCACTGCGCGATCTGGTCTCGGTCGAATGTGAAGTTCGTGTACGTCTGCGTCTTCACGTCGATGCCGAGCGCCCGGTCGAGGTCGCGGGCGAGCATCCGCGCGCCGGCGACCGCGCGGCGGGTGACGCCGGTCGTGGTCGCGGTGAACTGGCCAACGTCGTACATGCCGGACAGGGCGTTGACAACCTGCGACGGGTCCGCGCCCAGCTCCACGATCGCCTTCGTGTTCGCCTTCGACATCCCGGTCACCTGGCCGGCCTCGACCGCAGCGCGCGGGTCGAACGCGAGGCTGTCGTCCGCTTCCTGCACCGGGATGTGCACGCAGTCGCACCGCGGGTGCCGCTTGAACCCGGCGTTCCAGGCGAAGTGCTTGCCGGCCAGGATCGCGCAGCGGGCGCAGGACGGCGGCCGGAGCATCCTGTAGTACCCGGAGGCGTGCGGCCGGGCTGCCATTCCGGCGGTGACGGCGAGCCGCGCGGTGTCTGCAGTCGTCGTCAGGGCGTAGGTCGCGAGTTGCCTGCCGGCGACGTCCAGCGCCAGGTGCGGCGAAAGACCGTCCTTGATCGCCGACTTCGCCCGAATGACCGGCTCGTACAGCAGGTCGGGCAGCCCGGGCCCGACAAGTGCGCTTGGGTCGATCGGCCGTGCCGCGCCGCGGTCGTCGAGCGTCTGGGTCAGGTACGGATCGGCGATCTCACCGGCGACGGTCTGTGCCGCCATGAGCAGCGCGACCGCGTCGGGGAGCTGCTTCTCCCAACTGGCGGAAAGGTCACCGAGGGGGATCGCCCGCCACATCCGCAGCACCGCGGCCGCGGTCTGGCGGCCGAGCAGCACGGTGTCGCCGTGGTAGGCCAGGGCGTCGGCTTCGACGCCCACGTCACGCCGCCGGCTGGACCGGCTGCTGCTCCGGTGCCGGGTCGTTCACAGGCGGGACGTCCGGCGTCAGGTTGTCCTTCCTCGGCCCGAACACCGCGGTCTGCTCGCGCTCGAGGGCCTTCGCGTCTTCGCCCTCCATGAGCTTGATCTGCTCCGCGGTGTAGCCGAGGTCCTCGCGGGTCTGCCGCAGCGGCGTGATCCCGGCCTGGTGCTTCTTCACCGCGGCGTCCGCGCTCTGCGCGATCGTCGGGGTCGACGCGTCACGCCACAGCGTCTCGAGGCGCCGCAACTCGGGCCGCCACTTGCCGGTCGTGATCCGGTCGGCGATCCGCAGGGTCCGCTCGTGCGACCCGCCGAAGCTGCCCTGGCGCCGCTCGGCGCGCTTCACGAGCCGGGTCTCCGACGAGCGGATCGCGTCTGCGCTGGCCGGGTTCGCCGCGTTCACGAGCCCCATGAACTGCGGCGGCAGCGCGCCGAGCGAGCCGACGATCTGGGCGAGCAGGTTCAGGGTCTTGTGGAAGTTCTCCAGGTTCGCCTCGGGGAACTGCCCGACCTCGGCGCCTTCGTTCTTCGTCTTCTGGGTCGCCCAGATCCGGCCAGCGATCTTCGACCAGAGCGACATCTTGTTGCCGTGCTCGTCCTGGAAGTCTTCCGGCCCGAACCCGAACGCCCAGCGACGCGGCATCGCGTGGAACTCCGCGGACACCATCATGTCGGTCGCGATCTTGTTCGCAGCGTTCGACACCGGGATGATCGCGGCCAGCTCGGACTTCCCGCCGGGAATGCCGAGCCGTGGCCGGTTGACGTACGGGACGACCGGCACGACACCGAGCTTGTGGCTGTCGGGCTTGTGGTCGGGGTCGACGATCCACTGGCCCTTCTGCTTCACGTACCAAGTGGTGCCGTCCGGCAGATACAGCGTCGCGTGCTCGACCTTGCTGCCGTCGCCGAGCTCCTCGGACCACTTCTTGTAGGCCGCGGCGACCTCGCGGGTCCGCGGGTCGTGCTCGGCGTGCACCTCGAGCGGCGACTCGATGGTGATCCGCGCCGGCTCGTCCTTCGTCTCGTTCGCACCGACGATCGCGAACGATCGCTTCAGCGCGAGGGCCTCGACCTGGCCCTGCTGGCTCCACTCGTCGAGGTCGTTGTACTGCCAGATCCCCTCGAGCCCGGCATCCGGTGTCGCCTGGCCGGACACCCGAAACCCGATGACGTCGAGGCGCTCGTCGAGGCAGTCGACGACCAGCTCGGGCCAGTTGATGACGACCTGCTCCAGTCGGCCGTCGAGCTCGCGCAACAGTTCCGGATGCAGGTAGGCCAGCGGCATCGTGCCGGTGAAGTGCGCGTTCAGGTTCTCCAGTTCGGGGAGTTCCTTCTGGTGCGCGTCGGCGAGGCGCACCAGCCACTGGTCCTCGGTCATGGTGACCACAGCCGCTCACCTCCTACCTCAGCACGATCATGGTTCCGGGCTTCGATTCCCAGCCGCCCTTCGCGAGGACGTCCAGTCGGGCCTGCCACGAGAGGCAGCCAGCCATCGCAAGGTCGATGAAGTCCTCGCTGTCGGGACGCTCCTTGTAGATCGTCCACAGTGGAGTGCCGTCGTCGTCCATCATGCGCAGGTCGCCTCGGCGGCTGTTCGCGATGTGGCTGGCAAACGTCGTCTCGCCGGAGTGAGAGAGCTCGCCGGTCTTCTGCGCGGTCTTGTAGGCGCGCATGGCCTTGCCGATCTGCATTGGCCGGTTCGTGTACCACTCCATGACGCGTTTCTCGCCGTACTGCCCCGACCACTTCGCGACGTTCGCTTCGAACCGGGGCGGGTCGGCGTATAGGAGCTTGACGTTCCAGGTCTTCATGATCTCGGCGAGCGCGCCGTCGACCTGGGCGTCGGTGATCTCCCAGTCCTCGCTGCCGTCGGACTCCCAAATCGCGAGCGGCCACTGGAAACCGGTCTCGATGTCCGTTCCGATGAACCCGGCAGCGTCCCGCCAGCGGGCGCCGTCGAAGCCGAGCACGATCGGCTGCTTCGGGCCGATCCGGCGGGTTGAGTCCTCGAGCTGCTCCCAGCGCTTCGGATCGAACGCCTGCCGGCTCGATGCGACCCACCGGTTCAGCCACACCCGCTCGAAGTAGGGCTTGTCTGTGTCCGGCTGGTGGTAAAGCACAACGATCGAGTCGATGTCCGACC